AAGAGGAAGACGTTCAATTGATTCATTTGTGACTCGTAAGCCAAGAAGCAGGATGTTCATTTTTTAAACAAGCGGTAGATCGAAGAGCGGTGGACTTTAAAAGCCTTAGCAATCTCCTTTACGGGGACGCCTTGGCTTGCGAAGGCTAGCGCCAATCGCTTATCCGCGCTAGTGAGTTTAGAGGCTTTCATTGTTTTGTAAGTATTGTGGAATGGATTGACGCAGTTTTTTCGCCTGCATTTTGGGAGAACGTAAAGATCTTTAGGAATGTCTAAGTAGCTTAGTACTAGTGGCCGCACGTAGTATCGCAGACCAAACGAATATATAACAGGCGTATTATTGCAGTATGTTTCTTGCCATACAGCACAATCTTTGTGACTGAAGCTGCTGTAAGCGAGGTTTTTAAAAAACTCACTAAGTAAGGTAGATTTTATTTGTTCGTACGTCAGTGTGAAAGCATCCGCTGTGAATGCTCGAGCTATATCTTTAGCTTGCGCACTTGCGTGGTTACTGTCGTTAGCTGTTAAATCAAGCCGTAATTCTTTTTTGTTCTTTTCTATTAGTAAGCAATATTTAATTGTCACTTAAATTCGACTGTCTTAGACTCTCAGTTGATCGTAAAGACCACCACCACCGGGTAGGTTTTGTAACCGTAGTGCTGATTGATTTTTATCTAAGAAATCTTTGATTTCTTTGTCGGCAAATCCTTGTCTCCGAGCATAATCGAGATCCTCTTGACCAAAGAAAGTAGCGTCCTGACCAAACTCTGTGGATATATTTCCTTTTGGACGAAGTGTTTCTCTGTCAGATTCTCTAAAAACTTGTGTCTGATAAGGGTCTGTGAATGTTGGTTGAGTATTAGCTGCTTGAGTAACTGCAGCAGCCGGTTGGCTTGCTGTCGGGGTGCTTAGTTTTGCACTCAGTTGATCATAAAGACCACCACCACCTTTTACGTTTTGTTCCCGTAGAAGACCTGGGCTGGCGTCTAAAAAGGTTTTAATCTGTTGATCTGTGAATCCTTGCTCCCGAGCTTTTATGAGATCATCCCCACCAAAGAAATTAGGATCTTGACCATACTCTGTAGATATACTTTTAGTCTTAGGTTGCACAGCACTTGCAAACTTTGCGGGGTCAGCCATTCGTACTAAACCATATCCGCTAGCCCCGCTGCCATATAAACCTGCACGAACATCCCGTTCAACGTCTGGATTGTTTAATGATTGATTAAGTTTTAGACTGTCTATTAGGTCCTGAGCCACGCTCAATCGTCCTGTACCAAAAAACTGTTGATTTTTATTAAGATAAGTTTTAACGTCCTCGTCAGAGAACCCTGCGGCTTTGGCTGCTTCTAAATCCCTTGCACCAAATCCTGGGCCTCCTAAATTTCCTGCGGAGAAGAAATCGTAAGCTTTTTTTGCAGTAGGCGTGGTTGCTGAGGTGGGAGGGGCAGTGAATGCCTGTTGGGCCTCTGGGGTAAGAGAAAACTCCGTCATTGTTGTGGGAGTTTTCGGTGTTTTATAAGCTAATACTCCTCCACGGCCTTTTGTTACAGCAGAAGTTTTAAAGCCAGGCGCAAACCCTTCGAATTGTTGATTTCCATCCTCATCCTCAGCAAAAAACGACAACAGATCTAGACCTAGTGCCTGTCCTGCGCCACGTAAATAGTCTTGTGGGGCTTTAAATCTAGATTTGGTCATGCTTTCAGGAACTCTATCTTTAGTAGTATAGTTTAAAAATTAGACTTAATCCGGGGCTTCAAACGTTTTAAAGCCTGCAAATTGTTTTGCGGCACGTAGATTACCCGTCAGGCGCGGTTCGTTTCGTGAGCTTTTTTGCTCTTCTTGTATCTGCGGTCCTGTCTTTGTCTTTCTTCTGTAAGTCTCGCGTAAGCCAGGGAAGTACTCCAAAAGTTTTGAAGCGTCCGTGGAATCATCGACTGCGACTCCAAAATAATCTCCGGCGTATCTAGTGGCCATAATTAAACTTTTTTTTAATTTTACTCGTTTTCTAAGAAAAAACGTCTTAAGTCAAACCCAGGGCCAATTAAATTCTTTAAAACTTTCATGTTAAGTTTCGCCTCATCGTGGTCCCGGTACAACTTAGCTTCGTCCTTAAATTTAGTATATGTGACAAGTTTCTGACTCTGTTTATCCAGATAATTCTTCACAAACGTATCACCCTTAGTGATAACCCACACCTCTTGAAATTTTAAAAGTGGCATGTGTTCAGTTTCCCTAAGAGTGTGAAACTTACGAGAACAAACTACTTGGTTTTGAGACTTTTTACTAGTTACTTTTAAGGGTTTCGTTATTGTTTGCAGTTTATCTTTATCTTTTAGAGTCTTTTGAAGATTTCGTGCCTTATTTGCTGCCTGAAACGCTGTAGGAAACATTTCTGAAGTTAGCTGAATTTTATTGCTTAACTTTACGCAACCGTAAAAGCCACCTTCACTCCTCAACGTAAACACAAGTTTACTAGGGTTTGCCTCGTGGATAATTGAAGCAGCCCTGAGCAGTTTAGACAAACTTAAAGTTGTTGTCTGATTTTCCATAAAAGCCTTGGTAGTTTTTGCAAAGAGTAACCCAGCGTTTATTTGTTGTCCAGTAGAGCAAGACGCATCTGTTCATGTCTTGAAGTCAGTTTTGAACCGTCCCAAATTACGTCTACGTAAATTCGCCTTGCCCCTTTTAAGTTTTCTATTACACCTACGGACGAAACAGTGCCTGAACGTGTGGCGCTCAGTATACGCAAGACTTGATTCTTAGCTGCAGTCGAAATAGCTGGTCCTACACACAATTGCCTCATCCTATTTATCTCTGTAACCCTGTCGCCTTCTTTAAATTTGAAATTTAACTCGCGAGGTGTGCTCATTTCTCTGCCCATGTGTCTGCGATCGAAGCGTCAGCTTTTGAAGGAACAATTTTCAAGATAGTCTCGGCTGCGAGTTTCATTGAATTTTCAAGGATTTTTTTATATTGGATGGCTTTGCTTTCCTTAACCTCGAGCACAAGCTCATCGTGCACACAGGCTACTAGTGCCGCATCTTCGTTTAGATACTTTCCTAATTCGGCTAACGAAAGTTTGAGTATATCCGCCCCAGCACCCTGAATCAGAGTATTTGCGCAAGCAGTCATGATGGCGTCGTCATACGAAAGAAGCCTTCGTCTACCTAATGGAGTGCGTACATAACACCAACCATCGGCTACCATGGCTGATCGCTCTCGGTGCCACTCACGTAAGCGTGGATAAGCTGTGTGAAAAGCTGTATGAGCGACTTTTGCGTCTGACAACGATATTACTTTCCCTGACTGCGCAGCATACGTTTTATATTTTCGATAGCCCATACCATATAACAAAGCGAAATTAAGTGTTTTTCCGTCTTGCCTTTGATGTTTCTTAACGTCTGCAGTAGGTATCCTGTAAATTAAACTTGCTGTAACCGTATGTAAGTCCTGTTCGTTTTTAAAGGCTTCAATCATTTGAGGGATCTTAATTAGCTCTGCGCCTAACCTAAGTTCAATTTGAGAAAAGTCGCAAATGACTAACTTAAAGCCTGGTGTTGCTTTAAAACAACCCCGAAACTCGCTGCTTCTTGGTATCTGCTGTGCATTGATGGCAAACTCTGTCTTATCATTTCCTGCTGTTTCTTTCTTTGAGCCCGACGACGTAAACCGACCGCTATTAGCTCCATACTGATTATACCTGCTATGAATACGGTGAGTTAAAGGATTTATGTTGCCTATAACTTTTTCTATATGTTCTAGTTTAGTTTCTATCTTGACTCGCTTCCTATACATGTTTAAGATTACGTTATCACTGTCAAATTCACTTAAGGCAACCTGCGAGAGCGTGGGCTTACCTGTGACTCCATTAATAGGCAGCTTAATAGCTAGAGCTTCGAAAAGACGTATGCACTGTGTGCCAGAGCCGGGGTTAAATTCTTTCTTTGGTTTCTTTCCGATTAAGAGTACTCCGTCGGGATCTCTCGGAAGTTTTAGATCAGAAGGCAATGCGCTGTCAAGCGCCTCACAAAATTCTTTAGTTTTATCCTTTAGTTCTTTACTTATACTCAACTGTAACTCTAGTAAATTTGTAACATCAACATAAAAACCTTTATGGCACATCATCGCCACGGATCGTATACATTTTGATTCCAATGAGTAGATGTCAAGTAAAGATTCGTCGATTAGTTCCTTTAGTTGACTAGCCGCCACTTGTGGCAGCAGATCAACGTCTATCGCTGCGTACTCAATTTGTTTTAAGCTAAGATCTGGCACTGTCCAATCTGATCTTTGTTCTTCTTTACTAAGATCAATGTCTAGTCGGCGTAGGACAACCGCTTTTAAACTGCATGAAACGTCTGCAAAATAAGGCTTCTTTGCCTGCGGACTGATTCGTTTTTCTTTAAATCCAGCTCTTAAGCATCTCTCAGCAATATACGTATCAAATATTTTGTTTTTGTAATCAATACCTAACTTCAACAAAAATTGAAAATCAAAATTCATAGAGTGAGCCACGAGCATCTCGCAGTTCTCGATTAATTCTTTTAAACCGCTGTGATCTGGTATCTTATATAGATCAAAAACAAAAACAGTCCTGTCATCATTCTCTTCTGTTGAGCAGAGCTGGAGTAGTCTGACGTTCGCTATACGAGCATCTAGTCCTGTTGTTTCTGTATCAAGACAGAGTTTCTTAATGGGTCTCAACTTATCTAAGGCTTGTTCAAACTCAACCTGTGTCGTAATATAAAATAAATTCATAAAAAAAGGGCGCCGTTAAGACGCCCATATAAGTGAGCTAAGGTCTACGCAGTGTACATGTTACGAGCACGGATTCTTTTGCTCCAGCATGTCGCGACAAAGTAGCTTATATCGCCCCAATGGTCAGCAACGGATAACCCAATCCCCGTCAGTTCTACGGCATATACCGTACGGCTGAGAAGATCAGAGTTACCACTCGACTCTCCATTCTTAGATCCAAACTCTACTGTTTTCTCCATTTTGACCATACCCCAGCTAGCCAGCAACGCTAAGCCATCGCGGAGAGCAATGTACATTGGCGCAGCGTGGTAACACTCGTTTCTTTCAACACCAGCAGACATTGACACAGGACGGAAGTCACCATTTTCTTCCTTAATAAAGCCTCGGAAACAATCTGAGTCTGCAGTTACGTCGCCCTTAAAGGCTAGAAAATTGACAGCTTCAACGGCTACTTGCCTAAGTGTTTTCTTCCCGCCATCTCTCAAAGATACGAGGAGCATGGCTGCGCCTAGACCTTTGATATGGTTTATCTTATTCAAGGCAGCGACAGCCTCAGCGGGATCAGTAAAGATCCTATCGGGGACAATATCCGCAGTCCTTTGAATCTTAGTTGTGCGTTGCTTACGGGGCTTAGTAAGCCCTTCAATAGCGCACTTGGCGGCAAGAGAAGCCAATACTGGATTCTTTTTCTCCACGCTTAAGGAAAAGAGCTTCTTAGCGTCGACGTCTCTCAGATTGATGTGGTCAAGAATGTGTATCGTTATTGCAGGATTGGCTTGAGCAGCCGAAAATAATGCATTGGCTTCACCCGCGTCAAGCGTGGTTTCACCGA